TCAGCAGACGGATAGTTGGTCGCGCACCCAGTCCAGAAAAGGACTTTCCACCAGGTAGGTCACGTCATCTTTCATCAGGGCGACCATTGGTGCACCGCCCTCTGACTGACAGTCACCGGCGATCTCGTAGATACCGGGCGGGATCTTGGCGATAGACTCGTTTGTGTGCGCGATGATCGCGGGTGGGCGGAACTGGGGAGTGATGGTGAGGTGTTGCATTCTGGTGCGATGAGTGGGTATGCAAGAAAACCCGCTAAAGCGGGTGATTTACGCAGGCTGTTATGGCAGTTTCACGTACCGCCAAGTCTTCAGCCCAAGTGACTGAGCTATCCTCTTCGCATCTTCCTTTGAGCCTAGCTGCGGCACCTTGTGCAGGTCCAACTCCGTTACAAGTTCAAACCCCTCTCGGTTACCGGCAGGATCGAACACATACCAGCGCACGATATTTTCTGTGGTTGCCAAGACATAGCTCATAGTTTCTCCTCTCGAATCTGAGCTTACCATGGTGAGTGGGTTATATACGCTGCCGCTAGTCAAGAAAAAACCCGCCGGAGCGGGTTAGGTACTAAGAAGCGATGACTTATTCCTAAGTCGGGTGCTCCATGCTGGGCTGGCGCTAAACCGTAATACGGTAGCAGATTCAGCCAATGCAGTTGTTGCTTGTCCGAGACTATTCGGATCGGCATCAATGTCATCTATCACAACTAGTCGTTGACTATCTTCATAGCCAGCTAGGCGGAGATCAGAGCAGCGTCCAGCTGTACTGTAGACAGTGGACCAGTCAAATGAGTTGTCTTTCTTTTTGCTGACATATTGCATTAGCAAAGGCTTTCCTTCTTCCAAGGTCAGAAGAAAGGGAATCTCGATAGAATGGCCGCTTGCGCCATAGACTCTGGTCCGCTTCTGTATGTGTTCGCGGCCAAGATTGGCTTCCAGCAAGTTGCCCAGCGTATTTTCAAAACGCTCTCGGAGGGATCTGCCTGCATTCGCAATCGCGTGCGAAAGAACAAGTTGGCCGCTTAAGTGCCTCGTAGCGTATTGATCGAGGCACTTCTGACTGACTGGCTCAATGACTAGCTCACCGGCGGCATTGAGAGTTACGCCTGAAGGTAGCGATTTTGCAAGCGTGTCTATCCGACGTGCATCCAATCGCGCGCCATGCGTCGAAGCATGGAAAAAAACTGAAGCCCCATCTGTAAGACGCCAGTACCCATCCGAAATGGGCTGAGCGATGACGCGAGCAAGCTCACCATCATCGGCCAGCTCCAGATCAGACCAGAGCCAGAGCACACCATTCGGGCGTCGCTCAATTTCAAAGGTATTAGGCATAGTTTCAGTCAAACAGGTTCTGCTGGATTTCTTCTGAAGGCCATGAAAATTCATGATTCATGGTCATATTAGCGCACGTGGCAAAGTATGCGAACACACTTTTCTCATCGGGGTTTACGTTTACTGGTTCAGCATAGTGGTGGCTGTGAATGTTATGCCACTGGTGATGATGTACTGGGTATCCCACTAAACGCACGCCTGCGTACGGCCGCCCAATGTCGACAGGATTTCGATGTCGTGTTTCTTCCATATCTACGCCCAAAATTCGATGCGAATGCCAGAGCATGGAGCATGAGAACTTTGGTCTTGTCGCACCAGGTATCGGGGCCTGCCAGCTTAGGCGGACGAAAAGATCCGCAGGTGTCTCCCCTGAGATCGTCAATGCTGAAGTAAATTCCCACCAACTGGGTATGTGGCCAGACGGTTTTTTTGCCCATTGCATCTTGTAGCTGACCATAGCCTTGGGCGTAGCCAAGAGCTTAGCAACTTCATCTTCAGTAGGTTGATTCAAAACTTAATCTGCCGTTTTCATTTTCGGATTAGGACAAGCCTAGATATGTCCATTTTGACATTGGCATTGTATGCCCCGTCATGACACAGTGAACAGCCCTTCATACGAAATAGGTATCAGGTGACAGGCCCACTCCGACGTTAGAGAGGAGTCATGTAGCCTGGCGGTCGGCTCCGACCTTGCCGGCAGGTCAAGTCATCGTCGAAGTATGGTCGGTGCGGCAACCTGTCTTGCGTCGGTCTCCTGCGCCCTCTCTGCCATGGCAATCAGCCTGCCAATTTCAGGCGCAGAGTAGTGCGTGGTGACGCTCTTCGATGTGTGACCAAGCAATGACTGCCGGTCTTCAAATGGCACACCAGCAACGCGGAGTCGGTGGCCGAATGTGTGTTTCAGGTCATGTACCCGTAGCTCGGCAAATCCGGCATTAGCTGGCCGCCCATGTTCTTCTTGATATTGCTCAGCGGCTCGGTTCCTTGCCTTTCTCCAGGCATGGCCATTCATTCGGTCAAGACAGTTCTTTATGCCTGCCGGATGGCCCTTGCCGCTGTAGGCAAACACATAGACTTGGTCTTGACCTCGCTGGGTATCCACCACGTGACGAGCAACCGCATTCAGAACGACAAGTCTGTCCTTCCCATTCTTCACTCCTGAGCTTGGCGTCCTGCCTCCAAACTTTGCCGGTATCAGAAACACGCTGGTGTTCAGTTCTGGAATCGGCACTTCCCATTCCCACCGAAGATTGCAGACTTCCTTTTCCCGGGTGCCGGTGTTGACCTTGAATAGCGCCATGATTGCTAGATGGTAGGGCAGTGCCTTCAGCAACAAGCGTTGTTCTTCCCATGACATGGGGTAGGGTGGTCTCCGCTCATTTTCTTCTTTCAGTTTCGAGATGGCCGGGCATTTGTCGAGCCAGGTCAATCCCAGCTCGTCGCGCCACTTGAAGGCTGCCTTCCGGAGGATGCGCCCAACAAGCTCCAGAGCCATGTTGATTGTCCTCGCCGATACACCATTGGCGGCCTGCACGTTCTTGCCGCGCTTCTTTCTCTCAGCAATGAATTTCTGAAGCGTGTGGTCGTGGATCTGCTCAAGTGGCAGATGGCCAATGTAGGGCTCTAGTGCTTCCAGGTGCATAGCTGCATCTTGGATGCTGGGCATGGCCTGGTTTTCAGCTAGGTATTTGGCGGCGGCTTCTTTCCAGTGGTGCTTCGGGCGAAGGCCAAAGTCTTTACCTTGGTCGATAGCAGCCAGGTGCTGTATCAGCACGCGCTCTGCTTCGCCTCTATCTGTTTGATGGGTGGACTTGCGAATTGGGATGCCGCGATAGATCTTGTTGATGTGCCAGATATCGCCGCGCTTCACCAAGCCGCGCTCCCTTGCGGTGTTTTTGGGCGGGGCAGTGTGGCCGGGTGCTGTTTTGGTTGGCTTCTTCGTAGACTGTGCGGCCTTGAACCCATCACACCATGCGTCGATGTCATGCCGGTCATAACGTGTTGCAGGCACGGTATCGGCAGCTGGGGAGGGAATGGAAATCAAGGGGATGTTGGGCTGAACAAGCCTAGAAAACTGCTCAAGGTCCATTCCGCAGTAAGCTGCAGCTTCTTCTGCGGACATGAAGCGAATGGGCATAACCCCCTCCTATCATCACACTATAGGAACGGTGTTGGACTATATCGGCTGGTGTTTGTTTCTACTTAGGTGGTAGCTGCCGATGTTATCAAAGCCCACCCGCTTGACGGCAAGTAAGCGCGAGGCCTGTTCAGGTCTCAACACGGGGTGCGACTACTACAATCGCTTATCCACTAGGATCTTCTTTGTCACGATGCTATAGATGATCAGCCGTGTCGATTTTTCCATTATTACGCAGCTAGTGAAGTGGGTCATGTCTATCGGAGAGGTGATAGTAGGTTCATCTCGGTACGAGTATGTTCCTGTGTATGGGTATGCCAACTTTCCAATGAACAGATACGCCAGTGTTTTTGAATCTCTTGCTTCTTCCACAGGGATTGGCACGTCAAAGCTTGATGTAAAACCCTCGGCATCTTTCATCAGCACACACATTTCACTTGATACGCTTCGTGTGATCCGCTTCTTCACACCGAAAGCATTTTGTCCGATGTATGAACCAACATTTTTCGATCCTTCAAAAAGAACATGGCCGCGCCCAGTAGTTGCACCCTCGTCTCGCTCAACATCTATCCGCCCAATGTTGAATGTGATATGCATGGTTTTTGACTCTGCGTCATATGTTGTGGCGTCATAGTCAAGAAAGTCACCTATGGAGATGTTGGACGCTGTGGTCAGCGTACCGTAGAGCTTTATCGGGTTGGCCTCTAACCTAGCTGCAAACTCTGCAGCTGTCTCAAACTCGCTTTTAACCGGAAGTTTGGTTCTGCGTAAGGTTTGATACAGCTTGAAATAGTCCATCCATGGCGCACCCTTAATAGTCGTCGCGCCCTCCGCGACATCGTACGGCGCATCTAGATATGGGAAAGTTGTTTTCGCCTTTGCGGCGGATGCGACATTCCCACACAGCAACGCAGCTATGCTCAATCCAATAATCCATCCACGCATCACGCTTCCCTTTCTGTTGACATTGGCATTTTATTCCGCGTTGCGATGCGATGGATACCCCCTGTGCAGAAAAGGTACTAGGAATTTGGGTCGATTCAGTATTAGATATTCATGCAGGAGGAGGAGCCTGTAGGCGATGAGTATTTTAGTAGTCGTCGAAGCGCCCACTTTAGGCCCCAGCCATCCTTTTGGTTACTGCTTTGTGCCGTATATCCTGGCGATTGATCCGCCCGGCTGCATCTGCCGCAGGATTGCGCTGTTGGCAATGTTCAGCATGGCATCGGACATCTGCTGAGTGATGCTGCTAAGCTGGCCAGCATCGCCGGTCTGCGTTGTCGTGCCATCTTGTTGGATGTAGAAGGTTTGCTGGATCTGCACCGAACCACCGCCGCTTCCGCCAGATGCCTTGACGCCTAACTTGCCGTCACTGCCCCTGGTCAGCGGCATCACAGCTTCCGGCCCGGCTTCACCTAGCACCCCAAGCCCACCGGCATGGGAGAACATCGTCGGGCTGTTGAACACGTCGCCATTGGCGTAGAACTGCACACCTCCAGCAAACGCACCGCCATTGGCCAGCTTGAAATCCGTAGAGGATGTGCCAAACCCCTGGAAGCTGTATCCGGTGGATGATGCCGACACGCCGCCGGCCGTAGAGGCACTTCCGCCGCCAGTAAAGAAGCTGGTTGCCGAACCGAGCAATCCGGCTGCCATCTTGGCAACCATGATTCTTTCGCATTCAACCAAAATGGCTGAGGCAAACGACTTCCACCCCAGCTTGCCGGTGTTGAAGAAGTTGAGCAGTGTGGACTGCATGCTGCTCGTCATCGTGTTGAACACGCTGGCCGCTGCCGTGGCGTTGTTGTGTGCGGAGTCTTGGTAGGCAGCAAATGCGTTTTTCCACCCCGTGGACCACTGCTGAGATAGGGCAATTTCTTGCTCTAGTACCGGGATCATTCGGTTCTGCCTGGCGTCTGCAGCAGCATTGATGGCAGCCACCTGTTGAGGATATTGCTTGGTTAGCTCCTCCTCGTTCTGCAGGCCTGTCTTTTCCATCATCTGAGCAATCGCACTGCGGCGATCCTCTTCGATGGCAAGGGCCGCTGCATACAGCTTGCGCTGGGTAGCAGACTGGCCAATCAATTCGGCTTCCTGCTGGTACTTGTCCAGCGTCTTAGCGTCGGAAATGCCCCACTTGGTCGTGGTCTCGGAGGAGAACTTGTTTGCCGTCATCTCCAGCGTTTTCTGGCGACGCAGGCGCTGCTCTTCTTCCTGAACCACTTGCGCCTTGCGCCAGGCTTCAATCTCAGTATCAATCTGACTGTCTGAGACCTTGCCCGGCCGGGACTGCAGGTTCATCTTCCGCATTTCCAGCAGGCGGTTTATTTCCTTCTGCGCAGCCGTCACCTTCTCGGCCGACTTTTCGTCGCCAAGGTTCAGTAGGGCGATCTGCTGCTTGGCTTCCAGAATGGCAGCGTTTGCCCTGGCGATTTCCTGATCTTCCTGCTTTAGGGCATGGTCGATCTTGGGGGCGGCAACCTTTTTGTCTTTGTACTTGTCGTTGATCGCCTGAATGGCATCGTCACGCTGCTTTTGCGTTACCGTTTCGCCAGCCATGATCATCTTGTCAAAGTCTTGCATGACCTTGTTGATCTCTTGCTGGCGACGCTGTGCTGGAGTAGCAAACTTATCCAGAAATGCTTGGTATCTGGCGCGGGCGGCTATGCCTTCTTGGTTGACTTGGGCAACAGTGGATTTGCGCTGCGCCTCTTCATTGTCGCGCTCCATTTTTTTATGCAGCTCAACGTTTTCAGCTTGCAGCGCGGCAATTTCATCCTTATGCAGTAACGTACCAGCTATGCCGCCACGGCCTGGCAATGAAAGCTGGGCTATTTGGGCCATATTGGCTGCTATTTTCTCAGCATTCCCACTTTCGCGGCCCCATCCTTTCATGGCATCCCACGCGTCATGCACGGCCATGGCAACGCCTTTCCATGCTAACTGTATAGTGCCAAGCGTTGGTTCGCTCACAGTTTTCATGTGGTCATCTAATGCACGCGCCAAGGCTGTTTGTGCCTCTTGCTCCCGGCCAGTCTGCTGTAGTGCTGCGATATGCTCGTACTGGGCCAGTGTCAGGAAGTGCATCTCCTTATTAAGCTCTATCGCACCCTTAGCCGGATCTTCTAATGCCTTGGCAAACCTTTTTGCAGCATCAGATGCTTCAGTACCGGTGACTGATGCATAGCGCTCTGCAGCATCCGTTATTAGCCCAATCTGCGGAGCACCAACTTGGCCAGTATGAATCAGTTGATCCAATATCTCGCGTACAGATCCGGTACTCACATAATTTGCCTGCGATATTTTACGAGCCATTACCTCAAAGCTGTCCGCAGTAAGTCCGGCGTAATTGCTGGTCAGTGACAGGGCATTGTTAAAAGCTTTTGTTTCTTGAGTGCCTTCATAGAAGGCAACTGCAACGGCAACTGCTGATGCCACACCTGCGGTTCCAACCATCCCCAAAGGGGTAGCCAATGTACGCAAAGCATCATGAAGGCCGCCAACACGCTCCATCAGCACCATGAAACTGCCAGGCATGCGCGAGAAGTTCCCGCTCACAGCTTCATGAGCCAGCACAATCAGCTCACGAGTAGAGCCAGCAGTAAACAGGCTGAAATCGCCCATTGCTTTGGTTGAGCGGCGCAGGCCAGCCTCTTCCATTGCTTGCGCTTCCAAGCCTTCCTTGCGGGTGTCAATCAGCGTGGCCAGGGCTGCAGCTTGTTTCTGCTGTGCCTCAGTCCCGCCCATCATGGCAACGCGATATGAAGCCTGGGCGCTGGATGACTTACCCAGCATGTCAAACTGCGCTTGAAGCTGTTTCAGGTAGCGCTCTGCAGCAGCAGAAGTACTGTCAGTGGCATTCTTTGTCTGGTCAACAGCCGGGACAAAGTCGGATGCCATTTTCCGGCCGGACTGCCCGGCCTTCCCGGCCGCCTGTTCTGTTCGCTCAGCGGCCTTGGTGACATCATCAAGCGCCTTGGTTGCACGTTCAAGTTCGGTCGTATCAACGGAAAAACCAAGCTCCGGACTGTCAGCCATGGCGCGCCCCCGCTCTCAGAAATGCCCCATCCAGGGCAAGGATAAGATCAAGCTCCTGCTTGGTTGGCTCCTCTCGCGTCTCCCGCCGCCAGGCGGAAATCTCAGTCCAGGTGATTGGGGAGGGACCGAACTTCGTATAGCCGCGAGTCTGTGATAGTTGAGCAAACCAGATCCACACATGGTGCAGCAGGGCAGGGAAGTCGCATGGTGGGACAAGATCAGAGGGCTTTGCTTCCTGGGTGCCGCCCAATTGCTTCCACGCGGTCTGCAACATATCCCGCATCCTCACACCATTCTTATTGACGCTCTCCATGAGGAAGTGGTGCTCAGCCCACGCAATAAGCTGGCTGGCCTGCTGGCGGAAGAATTGGTCCACCCCCTCCAGCTTGTGAAGTACTTGAGTCCTGACCCAAGGCTGGCAGCGCATCAGGTTCAGTACGCCTTCGGGAGTAAAGGGTACTTCTGCGCCAGCCCCGGCCGTATCCCAGCCAACAATCATGCCTGCAACCATCTGGGCTTCATGCTCGCTGCGCTCCTCGATGGACAGTAGTTCCCTCGGGGATGCCGTGGTTCCAGCATCTGCCGCACGACCTAGCATGAAGTTGCGTCGGCGTTGTTCCAGATAGACCCGGTGGGAAGTGTTGGCGATGTCGGCATACAGGATGACGCCAAGGGATGTGTTGATGACAGGGTGGCGGACTTCGATAGAAATTGGTGCTTGTGGTTCGGTCATCATTCATTTACCTCGCTGCTGGCCTGGTCTGCAGGTTCCTGGCCATACCAGACCTGCCAATTCTTGTTGGCTTCCATCACCTGAGAAATGAGCCAGCGGTTTTTGCTCAGGAGGGTGCGGCAAGCCTCTTCGCTGTATGCCAGCGGCTGGCCGTTCTCAGTCAGGCCATGCCACCCAGTAACCAGTACGGCAGCTTCACGCAAGGCCATGTCTGCTTTCTCGGCAGAGGAGAAGTCCAGAGCCACTCCATCCATTACTGCCCGTCTAACGCGCTCGCTGACCTGGTCCCGGACATCGAGCAGGAATTGGTGCTTCTTGGTCGCGTCAGGCCCAAGGATGTCCAGATCCCAGCCCATCGGCTTGAGTGTCTGGGGATGGATGACCGGGAATCGCTGGGGGTTATCGGATTTCTCGGTGAAGTTCAGGCTGCTTAGTTCCATAGCGTTTCTTTCAAAGTGATTGTGTGGGTTACTGCTGGCGGTCAGCGCCAACTAGAACGGCGACTGCTTCTACTGGCCAGGCGATGCGCTTGCCGATTCTTACGGGCTGAATCGCCCCCTTGCCGGTGGAGGACCACTCCCACAGGGTCTGCGGATGCATGCCAAGAGCTTGAGCGGCCTCTCTGGTTGTCAGAACGCACTTTCCATCGCGGCGCGCGATATCGATTGGGGTCATTTCTATCTCCAGAAATAGAAAAACCCGCACTAGGCGGGTTTGTATGTGATGGACAAAAAAACCGCCTAGTGGCGGTTGTTATCTGTTGGCAATGAGCTGAATGACTGGCCAATAGCTTATTGCCCAGAGCGGGCATCATCGGTGCTTTTTACTGGCCCTGCCACGCCTGGCTCTTACGATGGCGTTTGATGCATAAACTTCCCTTAGCCTCTCCAGCTCCTCAGAGTTTTCAGGGTTGGCAGCATAGTTGAAAACGTCTCCTGCTCGGTATGCCACCTGCCGTGCACCGATATCGTGACGAGGAATTGGCAGGCTCTTGATCATGGTTCTTGGAACCTGAAGCAGGTCGGCAGCTTTTGATGTGGGGATGAAATCAATGTCGTGCAGGGGCATAGGGCCTCCAGAATGACAAAGCCCCGGCAATGGCCAGGGCTGAGACGCGGTGAGTCACCCGTATGGGTGGCAACACAAGCCGTTCGACGGCCAATCTGATTGTGACTGCTCAAACTTCCGGGCGCGACAAGGCTGCCATTTGGCAGCTTTACTTACTCACCGGGAGGTGGAAACAAGTTTTAGGTACTTTTACAGCTTTCTGTTTGAAATTGTACGTTTTCATCACCTAGCTGTCAATAGTCGCCCCTATGCCGTCTAAGCCTATCTACTATTAGTTGTTGCATTCGAGCCACCAGCAACCCTGCACGCACCTCCTCAAAATAGCCATGTAGCTACTCCCCCGTATCTGTGGATACCAGGGTGGATACCAAGCCATTGGATACTGGCTCAAGGAGTTACTGAGTGGCGGCTCGCGAATCGTCGATGCTGCCAGTTGGCACATTGGTCAAGATGGCCATCGAATTTATGCGTCAAGCCTGAGGACTGCGTCAAATGCAGGCAGGGCAAGCGTTTGGGGCTTTTTTTCAACACCTGAGACTTCCTGAAGAAAAATTGAATGTTCGCAGCCTGGTGATGGATAGTCGCCATGGGCGTAAAGAAGCCCGCGCTGGGCGGGCTTGCAGGGTGCGTACCAAGCTGCGTACTGCGTACTGCCTTTGGGCGGATACCAGGTGGATACCACGCCACTGGATACCAGCCTTTGCCGTGGTAACCGGCTTTCTGGTAACTAGCTTTTTTTGGCTTCTAGCCTGCAACCAAGCCTGCAACTTCCTATGCTTTGGGTGCGAACCAGTGCGAACCTGCCAAGGCGCGAACCAGGAAATCTGCTGTTAACCGGCACTGTTAATCAGCGGTTCGGGTGCGTACTGCGTACCGCTTTTTTGTCTGCAGGGCGTTAACTTGGTCGTTAACTTTGTTTGCACCTACGACACCAGCCGTGCCTTTGGTTTTCTAAGTAAATGTGCGGACCAGCAAAGTACGCCAGGATCTGTATTTTTCTGTAGCAGATGGTCATCGTGCTGTTGGGGAAAGTTCTAGTTTTTCTAGTCGCCACTTGTTGCCGAACTGAAGTTTTCTGAAGTAGCCACCGTTATTTTTCGTTATCAGCTAATCCCTAGTTTTCCCTAGTAGTGGACCGGCTTTGTGCCCCGCTCTAACTCGCCAGAAAGCTAACATTTGCTAACAGTTTGCCTGGCCTGTTGGCGGCCACAAATTAGCCGGAAAACCTAACATTTCCAAACATTTTGGGCGGCCTGCACGTCAACAAATGACAACATGGCCATGCCAACATTTGCCAACAATCCAGCCCCCTGCATGTCAAGTTTTGACGTAGGTGGTAGTCCTGCTGTCCGGTCGGCTTGTCAGGTTTTGTCAGGTAGCAGGGCGGCCTGCTGTTCGGTCGCCATCTCAAGTTTTATCAGGTCGCTGCCCGGTGATCCGTGCGCGCCATCTTAGGATTTCTCAGGATGCGACCATAACAATTGATAACAGGCGGACGCTGGCCGCGATGTCAGCAATTGTCAGCATTTCATCGGGCCGGTGAGGTAGTGTTCTGCGCACTTAGAACTGAACTTTTCTGAACCGGCAGGACTGATGGGAAAGCGTGACAGACAATGCGGATTGCTGGCACAGAAATGGCCTTTCCTGCGCACTTGCCGCATCGGATGGGGATTGCATGGGGTTTGTTTTCAAAAACAGTCAGATTGCGGGAAACGGCTGCTGAAGACCGATTGCATGGGGTAATTTCGAAATCAATAGAATTGCGGTGCCCCCCACCTTGACAGACGATTGCATGGGGGAGTTTTCAAAAACAGTTGGATTGCATGGGATTGTTTTCGCAAACAGTCGAATTGCGGTTTTCAGACGCAAAAAAGGCGGGTTGCCCCGCCTCTGAAATGCCGGACCAACTGCCGGCTTTACCTTGAGAACGCTTTCACCATAGCGTCCATTGCCTGGGCGCTGCGTTCACCGGCTCCATCTGCCCAAGTTTTGGCTAATACCTTGTCACGTTCCATCGTGCGGGCGCTGTAGTAGGCCGTGACGGGCTTTTCGATAAAGTTCTGCGCGATGGCGTTCCACACATCGTCACGGTGCCGTACTGCCACCAGTAGCCCAGCAGCAACCATGCCTCGCAAGGTACGGGACACGCTAGGGCGACTTCCGCCGACGCAATCTGCAACCTGGCCGGCGGTGTAAGGCGGTGCACCTCTCTCGCTGTAGTCGTGCTCGTTGTGCTGCTCCAGCATCAGCAGGATGGCCCGCTTCCGTGCGGTATCACGCCCACCAGCCTTTTTAGCTAATGTGTCGCTCTGCAATGGCACGTTAGTTTCCCTCCATCAGCCGGTTGATCATGCGGCCCACTGCTTCCTGCCCAACGGCATCCACTGCCTTGACCAGGGCTGGCAGCAGGCGGCGGGCGTCAGGGTCTCCACTTAGTAACCAGGTTTCCAGGTACTCGACCTGGGGGTAATGGATCTGGCGCAGCATGGCGACAAACTCCACCAGCACCGATGTGGCCCGCTGTTTGCCCTGTAATGGTGTGTCGTCGCTCTTGATGCAACTGGAAGTCACCAGCAGCAGCGCAGGCATGCTCAGGTGCATAGCGCCGTCCGGGTCGCCGGGAATTGGCATGAAGTGGTCTTGCAGGTTCAGCGGCTTGGTCATTTGCGTTTCCTCTCATCGTTGCGGCCAATCAGCAGGGTTTTGACGTGGCGTCGGTAGGTCTCGAACAGCTCCCACTCGGTGGACTCCTTACGGGCTATCTGTCGGCGGGCAAACAGGATGGCTTCGTCAATGCTGCGCTGGTCCCACCCATCCAGCCGGGCTGTGGTCGTGATGGCGCGCATCAGATCCTCGTGGATGGTGGGCAGAGGGTGGCCTGTGCCGGGTGCAATGGCGGTTATCGTGGCGCTTGTCTGCTTTGCTGCTGGTGGGCTGGTCCGGCCCGTTCCCTCCAGCCAGACATGCAGGGCATCGCGGTTGCGCTTGATCTGCTCCACCAGGGCGGAAGGAACAACAGACAAGGGGCTGAGATGTACCTTGCCTTGCTGTGCCCAGCAGTTGGCACCGGTCGCGGCAATGGCGTTGTAAAGGGCTTCGGGCGTCATCAGAATTTCACCTCGTCAGTGCCGGTTAGCAGATGGTCTGCAGCCTCATAGGCTGCGCTCCAGTCGTCGATGCTTTGGCTGTCCAGTGCAGTGCCTGGCGGTACTGTCGTGACTGGTGCCGGGCTGCTCAATGCAGGCTCTGAAAAACTCGGTTTGGGCGAGTTGCTGTTGCTGTTCTTGCTGTTTTTGCTGTTTCGTAGGGTGCTGTCAGGGGTAAAAACAGCAGGAACAGCAGAAACAGCAACAGCAGGAGACGATTCCCGGCTTTGGGTAAGGTGGAATTTGTTGCCATCGAAGGACAGCCAGCGGCGGCTGACTAGCTCATTCAGGGCAGCATTGCGGCGGTCTTTGTCTTTCCGAAGACTGGAAGGTGCATACCGGCCAAGCTCCAGCTTGCCAAAGGTCTGCCACTTGCTGGTGTCCCTTTGCAGGAATTTCAGCAGCTCTTGAGCATCCCGCTCTGTAGCAGATAGCTGGTTGGTTTCTGACAAGCGCAGCCATTCAGCCAGGCTGTAGCTCACCAGGCTGCAAGCGCGGGCCATATCCTCACCCGACACCAGCAGATGCTCTGCCGGTTGCTCAAAGTGCCGCCAAACGGCAAACACCGTGGCCACTCTCACCGCCAGTTCACCAGCACGACCCCCGAAAGCTTGCAGGCTGCCGGTCAGGTCGCCATCCAGCGGCGCTTGCCGGGCTTCTGTGGCGTTGTAGAAGGCCAGCCATAGCGCGGTGGCGTCACTGGATAGCGTGGCGCTGGGTAGCTCCAGGCCGCCGTACTGGTCCACGGTTTCTGGCTGCTTGTTCATCTTGGTCAGCACAGCCCAATAGCGGCCAAGGCGCTGATCATGGTCAGCCCGCTGAGTCAGAGTGCTTTCATCCAGGAAGCGCCCACCGGCAAGACTGGGTGGGCTGCTGAGCAGGAAGCGCGGTAGCAGACCTTGATCCCGTAGCAACGGATCTGTCAGCGAGGAAGCAATCACGCTGGGTTGTCCGGACAGGAAGAGGCCAAAGCGGACGTTGTAGCGCACACCGCTGCCAGCCTCTAGCCCGATCCGGTCACGCTCCACGCCCCGACCATCAAACAGCTTGGTGAGGACGCCCAAGGCTCCGGCGCGGGTATCACTCTTGAGGGTGTGGCCCCCGAAGAACTGCGCCGCTTCGTCAGACGACCAGGACAGGGCAGGGCGACTGCCTTGCACAAAGTCCCGGACAATCTTTTCCAGTGTGGCTTCGCTGTAGATGGTGCGCGGGTCGCGTGGCATGTCCTGGCGGATGTCGTCACGCTCTTGCGGTTTGGCTGCGGCAGCTTGCCGTTCAACGGCCTCGGCCTGGGTCTTGTGGCGCTGGCGCTGCTCAATCTCAGCCAGGGTAATCGGACGGGTGGCCAGTGAAAAGGTGGCGCTCTTGCGGTCGCCGCTATTGGCCAGGCTCAGCACAAACAGGCTGCAAGGCATTGCGCCCATCTTGGGGTGGTCGGCATTGGCAATGCGCTGGGCAACGTGTGCCACGGCAGCCAGTACCGCCATGCCTGCCAGCGGCTCAGGGGCCTGCACATGCTCGGCAATCGCCTGGGCGGCCTGTTGCATGGCTCCCGGCAGGCAGTCGGCGGGCCACGGTGTCGGCTCGCTGTCGCGCTCGAATGGCTCCGGCCCGGTGTCGGGCATTTCTACCTCGATCAGTGGCAGGGTGGCCAGCTCGGCAGGCTGGTGGGCGGTCAGCCAGTCCACAACATCGCCCTTGCTGGGCAGTGACAGGGCAGACACATCCACGATGCTGATTGCCGTCACGCCAGCGGCCTGTAGCAGCGGCAGGCAGTCGGCCAGGTACTTTGCCCCGGCGTCGTCATTGTCGTGCCAGATTGTCACGTTACGTCCCGCCAGTGGCGTCCAGTCGGCCACATTGGCACTGTCAGCGGCCCCGCTGGTTACTGCAACATGGCCCAGCCTCAGCAGGGCGTCGGCAGCCTTCTCACCTTCCACCAGATAAACAGCGTCATCTGGCTGCAGGGCAAGGGCATGCAGGCCATACAGTGGTTTTCCACCAGCAGGGGCGGTCGGTTCGCCAATACGGTACTGACTGCCATCGTGGTGCATGGGCCTGATCCACTTCTCGCCATCATCACGCTTACCCCGAATGCGCCAGTAAAGCGGGTTGCCGCTGGTGTCGGTGTAGGTGTGAAGGGCTTCGGCCTTGTAGCCGTCTGCCTTGGCTTGTGCCGACAGGCGGCCTGCTGCCATCCGTGCTTCGTCGCTGGGCTTTATTGTCAGGTCAGCCATGTTGCACCTCCCATGCGCCAAGGGCTTTGGCAGCGTCGATAAAGCTGGCGCCGGTCTGCTGGCGGTGGAAAGCCAGCACATCCCCACCAGCAGCCTGGCAGGCATGGCAGCGATAGGCCCCGGTATGGACGTTGACCGACAGGCTGGCGTGGCTGTCGTCGTGGAAAACGCACTTGGTCATGCGCCATTCCCCACGGCCGCGCAGCTTCATGCCCTGGGCCTCGAAGAAGGATTGCGGATCTGGCAGCAAGTCCCGCTTGAATTGGCCGGGTGCTGTGCCAGACTGGAAAGGAAGTTGATGTATTCCCCTTACTCGGCCCTCTCCTTGGGCCTTTTCTTTTTTCTGGCGCAGGTTTTGGTAAAAGCCATCAATCGCTTCCCCAATGGCCTTTTTCATCTCTGTTGGCGTCATGTTTGTCACCTTTTGGACGTAATTTGCCCAGCCCATGACGGCGCACGGCGGCCATGGTGGGCGTAATCAGTCGGGGTTAGCGGTTGAGGCTGGCCAGTAGCTCCGGCGCTCGCTCGGTGATGCGCTGATAGAGCACGGCCACGGCGTCACTGCCCTGATGTTCCAGGGCGTCGGCCAGGCATCCGGAAAACACGGCGGCGAAGGCTTCCAGCAGGGCGCTGGCGGCTTCTGTGCGGTCTTCGGCACTATCGTAGGCGCTGGGGTGCAGATGCTCATTCAAGAGCAGCAGCAGGCGGAAGGCAGCGGACTGGCCGTCATACTCGGCGGCGTGGATCTGGTTCGGGGTCAGCATGGCACGGCCTCCTTGCGGGTGTTCGGCTGCATGTGAGCACGCAAGGTTTCAGAGCAGGCCCGTAAAGCAGCGTCATCCCCATAAACACCAGTCTTGAACCGGCCATCAGAAAGCATGGCAACGACAAGGCGGGCGGTTACCTCTGCGCCATCAGTTGGTACAGCAATGCTTTCATCAGAAACGATGGCAGCCGGGTCGCTTGCTAGAAAGCCGTCCATCAACTCGGACAGCTTTTCATCTTTCATCAGGCCAGCGCGGCCGTTGGCATACAGGGAAACTGTCAGGCGGGAAACTTCGGTCATGCTTCACCCCCAGTCACTACGGTGGACAGCAGGGAAACTTCGTCTGCCAGGTTGTCGGCAATCCACATGATGGTGTCTTGCACGTCGTGGGACATGGCCCGGAAAACGTCGCCTTCATGGCCGGTGGTCATCTTGAGCAGGGCGCGCAGTTGGGCGGCTTTCTGCGTCAGCAGGTCCACAGCGTCGGCATGATGAATGAAGGATGTTTTGCCGCTGGTTTCAGTGACTTCCAGCCCTTTGATACTTGCTTGACGGGTAGCCATTAGCGCACCTCCGCAACAGTGAAGCCAACAGCAGCAGGAGCAATGCGGACAGCGTGGCCAGTGCGGGCCAGGTGCAGGCGGGCAAGGGCTTGGGCCTCTGCCAGATTGGCAGCGGTGCCGATGTTGTGAGCAATGGGGAACAGGCGCGACAAGGCGCGGGAAAGCTTAGGCATGGTGGCCTCCTCTATGAGCGTAAAGCTCGCCTCCCGTCGCCAAACGGGGGTGGCAAGCACGTGGCAGGGTTGGCGAACCGGCATAGAGGTACCGGCATACCCGAAGGTATCCCCACCACGGCTCGCCATAGAAATGGGCGCACCAATGGTGTTGCGGACGGACGTAAAAATAGCCGCTAGGCGGCTGTCCGCCTCTATGTTCGGGTCGCCAAACCCGGTGCTGCTATTGAACAGCACAGACGCATTATCACGCTGCTGCTCGGCACTGGCAAGCAATTCGACATGCCGGTATTGATTCAGGGCAAGTTGATGGGTATCACAGATGGACGGTGCGAAGAACGGCCGTAATACTGGCAGCGTTCTTACACCTCCATTGATGTTGTTGATATCGCTCACCTTCTCCCAGGTGGGCGATTTTTCTTTCATGGGCATCATGCAGTGATCCTCCCAAGAGCAAAGCCGGTTAGCAGGATGGCGGCGTCAACAAGATACGGTGCCAGGCTGGTGTAGATCCGATAAAGGCGGTTCATGCTGTCAGCCTCCCTTGAGTCGGCCCGAACAGGCGGGCGAAGTCGTTCACACGGCGCTTTGCTTCGTCGTAGGCCTGCCGGTGGTCTTTGCCTTCTGCCAAGGCATCAGCAATGGCGGCATTCACCAGTTGATAGGCTGTGCTGACTGCATTGCGCTGGGCTGCGTTCAGGCTGTCACGCTGGCCGGCCTCGATGCCCAAGGCCTTGTTGATCATCTTTTCCACGTTGCTGTGGAAGATACCTTCCGGCACAACACTGCCATGATTGGCTGCGTTGATAGCCATCTGGCGGGTGGCATCGTGGGCGAGATGGTAGAAGGGCAGATACTGCCCACCCTTTGCCTCCTGGGCCTTTCTGGCCTCACTGAATGCCTTTACCAGCCGGAATTTCACATCCACGGCACGGGCCGTGTTCCGCGACAGCGTGGCGGCAAAATAGGCCTGATCCTCACTGAGCAAGGCAAAGCGGATAGGGCGGCCACCCTTGGAGCCGACAGGGGGTTTCTCTGTTTGAAACCGGAAAACCCCCAATGCCTCGAAGTGCAGCTTGTGTGCTTCCAGGGTCTGAATCTGGTTGTCGTGCTGGATGCCCAGCAAGGCGGCAATGACGCGGCTATCAATGCGCGGGCCCTCTTTGGCCAGTACCAGCGGCAGGCCATCGGTCTGAATTATCGGCTTGCTCATGCGTAGTACCCTCCTGCGTCCACTATTTGACCATCGCACCAAACTCCAAAGGTCGGATTGGCCCAGCGGGCAAGGCACACGTACAGGGAAGGGTGCAGCCAGATTCCGTCAGACGTGCTGATGTAAAGGTCAGCAGGGCCACGCATGTTGAGATGCCCAGCCATTGCAGTCAGATACTCTTGAGTCTCAGGCAGGGTCAGCCATTTGGCGGTTTTCTTGTCGTGGCCGCCGACATGCTCCGCTAGTTCGTCGCCATGCAGCCAGCCCTTGCGAGGCGCATGATCAGTCTTGCAGGGGAAGGTCAGTACGTTGTTCATGCAACACTCCCTTCGCGAATAAGCACGTATTTGGCGACACCGCTATGACGATGGCCGTTCTGGTCCATCAGCTGGATGCGAATGGTGTCGATCTTGTAGCCAGACAAGCGCAGCTCTTTCACTCTGGCTGCTGGCATCAGGATGTTCATGCGGTCGCGGGCGTCGAAGGTCGTTACCGGACCCTGGCGCAGTGCCGTAAGCAGTCGATAGCGTTGTGCGTCGGCGCTGGTATCAGTAGAATTTGCCTTGGTGATTGCGCTCGTTACTGCTTCGGCGGTGCGGGCGTTTTTGTTTTCCATGTCCGCCCCTTATGCCGCATCAGCCTGATAGTTGACCGGATCGGCAAGGAATTTCCTGATGTCCACCACGTTCCAAGCAGTCACGCGCTCAGATAACTTCAGGGGTTTTGGGAAGGTTCCAGTTTTTACCCTTCGCCAAATGGAAGAGTCAGACAGCGGGATAATCTGGCGCAGGTCAGCAAGCCGGACAAAACCGGTTGCAGGCAGCGCGCCATAGGGGGCGAGGATGCCGGCTTGTGCGTCGGCAATCTTGATGGTTTTGCCAGTATTGGCAGTCGAGTGGTGTCGCATGTTATTTCTTTTTGCGGCTTACAAAAAAGAAATGACATGGCGGACATTCATAATGTCGCCGTTCGTGGATTGCCGTGTCAATACCATATCGGCCTCGGTTGGCAACTTACAATTATGGCGGTATACGAAACTGTGTGATTGCTGCGACATGGCCAGATTTCCTGTCTGTCAGGCGCAAAAAAAGCGCCACGTTTTGAAATGTGACGCTTGTTGCTACGTCACGACTTTTCGTGACGGAAATGTAAAGCCGTGTAGTGGCGGTATCTAGGGAATTACCGTTGGCTTTGAGGGAATTACCTCTTTATCTGCTCTTGTGCTTGCTTGAGATAGCCGCGCAAAGTCTTAACGTCTGGAAGCTGTAGTCCGACGAGTCCACCTCTGTCTTGTGTTTCGGCAAGGTCATCAAGAATTTGCTTGGCTTTGCTTCCAATGTCATCCGTTGAGCCAAGATATCCGGCGGCAAGGGCTGCAATAACTCTTGCCATTCCATCTTGTCTCCTTGGTAGGGGTCTCTCAGCAGGGAGGTCTTCTTCTTTCTTGGCGGAGCGGTTGCCAGCTTTAATTTCTTCAAGTTCGGAATGAGTTATTAATGGCTCTGAAAACAATAGCCCATCATTTTCATCTATTTCGAAGTAATTGAAAGTATTTTTATTTACTCTTTCCGATATTCTTATTGGCCAGCCATATTTCCCCGTCAGCTCAAGTTCTCTTATGGTTGTCGCTGTCAGGGGGACCAACCCTTCTAGTAGTGCGCCATACTTACCATGTTCATCGGCCCAGGGTAGTGATGAGCATTTTTTCCATTTATTTATGCGCTCATTCCAATCCAAATCATCAATGCGTATGGACTTTAGTGTTCTGTTTTCTGGATTGTAAGTGGCTTCGAAGAAATTTTCTACAATATGGCCAATGTATATGCATATTCTAATTTTTCTTTCGGCACCTAGGTGCAATATATCGTCAATAGTACATCCTAAAATATCTGCGCACTGGCTAAGCTTGTAATATTCCCGTGCAGGTAGTTCTATCTTGTTAGTTGGCTTCATATTCATCACTCTCCTCCGGCAAGGGTTTCCGCCTTTCGCCCCGTCGGGCTAGGTGTCGGCAAAGCTGGTGTCAGGCTGTCTTGAATAGCGGTGTCACTTTTGCGCCGGCCTTCAAGCCGTCCAGGTAGTCCGCCCAGGACTGCATCATCTTGGTTCGTTCCGGCAGGTACTCGGCATAGTTGTAGGTTGCCCGGATGCTATTGCGCTCGGCATGGGCCATCTGGCGCTCGATGGCGTCCCGGTTCCACCCCTGCTCATTCAGCAGGGTGGATGCCATGTGCCGGAAGCCGTGGCCGGTCATGTCTTCTTTGCTGTAACCAAGGCGGCGCAGGGCGGCGTTGACGGTGTTGTCACTCATTGGCCGGCCATTGGTCCGTGCGCCAGGGAAAACATACTGGCGGCTGCCGGTCAGGGCCTGCAGCTCGGTCAGGATGGCGACAGCCTGCTGTGACAGCGGGACGAAATGCTTTTCCCGCATCTTCATGCGCTCGGCCGGTATCGTCCAAAGCTGGTGTTCCAGGTCAAACTCCGACCATTCAGCCTTGCGAAGCTCGCCTGGGCGTACAAACACCAGCGGTGCCAGCTTCAAGGCGCATTGAGTGATGAAGCTACCCTTGTAGCCATCGATGGCGCGCAGCAGCTCGGCAATCTTGCTGGGGTCTGTAATGGTGGGGAACGATGTTTTTACCGCGGGGGCGATTGCCCCCACCAGGTCGGCAGCCGGGTTGCGCTCGGCTCGTCCGGTGGCCACGGCATAGCGGAAAACCTGGCCACAGTTCTGCATGGCGCGGTGGGCGGTCTCGATGGCGTCGCGCTTCTCGATGCGCTGCAGGCTGGCCAGTAGTTCCGGAGCGGTGATTTCAGCAATAGGGCGATTGCCCAGCCAAGGGAATATGTCGCGCTCCAGGCGGCGAATGATGCGGGTGGCGTGGCCCTCGCTCCATGTCGGCAGGTACTTGGCAAACCACTCGCGGGCAACGGCCTCGAAGCTGTTTTCAGCACTCAGCTTGCTGGTTGCCTTGGTGACTTTGCGCAGTTCGCCCGGGTCGATACCTTCGGCCAGCTGGCGGCGGGCTTCGTCGCGCTTCTCTCTGGCATCGGCAAGGCCAACTTCAGGAAATACCCCCAGGGCTAGACGCTTCTCCTTGCCATTGAAGCGGTACTTCAAGCGCCAGTACTTTGCGCCATTCGGCATGACTTCCAGATACATGCCTTTTTCGTCGCTGAGGCGCAGGGGCTTGCCGTCCTCGCGTGGCTTGGCGTTCTTGCAGGCGGTAGCGGTCAGGGGCAT